TTTATTTTCCTAATTTATAATACTTGATTTTCGTTTCAAGCGTCGCAATCCTGCGATCACGCTGCTCAATATCGGCCAATAGCCTGCGCACTTCGTCAGGATCAACGCTTCTGATCTCAACATCTTTCCCTTCGAGCAGATCCAGCACATCACAGACACGCATCTGCTCAATTTGAGAAAGACGGAACTTGTCGCCCAGTTCGCGGGAGACATAAGCAAGCGCTCCCTGCGTTTGGTCGCGCATGGCACGAACCTGAGCGTTTCGGTTGGATGGGATATTGACGACGGAAAACTCCAGAAGTTCACGCTTTCCAAAATAGAAAGTTTCTTGTGGTGCGCCCTTTGCCTGGTCACCTTCGCCGTAGGTGCCCTTGGTTATTTCGGAGAATCCCACAGATGTGGAACGAAGGGAACCAAATAGCACTTTGCGGAAAATCTTTTCTGCCAGTGGATTGATATCTGCTGGTTCAAAGAATACTTTTCCAATGGTTTCAACACCTTCAATCCGGGCATGACCCTTTCCGATCACCATATCAGGATCGGGACCAGAACACATGCCACCACCATACACATTATGCTGGTAACCAACGATGCTGTTTTTGTTGTAGTTGTCCAACTCCCAGCCATCTGCTTTCAGGATGGTATTGTGCCGGTCTTTGCTTTCGTCCGAAATAACGAACTCAACCTCGCGGGTATCAATAGCCTCTTGTGGAATTTCACGTACTTGTCCAAACTTTATCAATGCTGTCATTGTTTTGGTGTATTAATAGTTGGGTTTGCACCCGTTATATTTTGCGGTATTCTCAGATCGTCGTTGCCTGGTTTCGGTTCAAGGTTTTCAATTTTGCGGCCTTCGTTGGGTGTCATCACTCCGGCATTGACCATCGCAACGATGTAGTTGGAGCGAACTTGCATGTCGCCCCGTGCTAATCCGTCGATATTGAATTTTATGCCGCTGGTTTTGCGTTGTTCAGGCGAGAAAAGCTTGCGTTCCCACTCCTTTTCTTGTCTTTTGATCACCCCGCGAAGGGTGTATTTGATAAATTGAAGATCCTGGTGTTCGATGTTGGTGAAGGTGGAGCGGCTTAAATCGCTTAAAAGGTGCGGAGGTACATTGAACCAGCGTGCAATGTCTGTCAATTGAAACTGGCGGGTAGCGATAAACTGAGCATCTTCCATCGACATGGTGAGTTGCTTGTACGACATTCCTGGTTGAAGGACCGGTACACCGTGGTTGTTTCCAAAACCGCCATGCTCGCGGTCGTACTTTTCTTTCCAGCCTGCATATTCGGTGTAGGATTTGAAAGGTGCGGTGGTTTCGATCACTGCCTTTGCGTTGCCTCCTTTGTCGAAGAAGTCTTTTCCGTACTGTTCAGCAGAAAGAGCCAGGGAGATGTTTTCTTTTGCAAGCTGGATGGGAGAGCGGCCAATCAGACCCTCAGATGAAAGAAGTTTGTAATGCAAAACTTCTTCAGAAAGGAACTGTCCTTTGATTCCGTAGGTGGTATCATTGATGGTGTAGATTAATTTTCCCTGGTACAACTGAAGGTTGACCGATGACCAGTTGATTGGCTGAAGCCTGACAGGAATTCCGTTGTTGTCGGTTTGGATGATGGCCAATGCGTTGCCGCGAAGTTGCAGGCTACTGTTCATTAACTCATGAAAGTCGAAGCCGGACATCAGTTCGTTGGGATATTCGAGCAGGTGAGAGATGGGATCGTCATCGTTGGCGATCCAGTTACCATCTACTTTCTTTAAAACTGACTTTGGAAGCGAGGCGGGGATCTCGGAAAGGAGCCGGACTGCTGCCCAAACGGCAGAAAACTTAAGGGCTGTTTCGTGGTTGACGTTTATTTTGGAGCCGTCGCCCTTGATGGCAGCCCATCCATTAGCGGCAGTATCGTCTGTAATACCTACGGAAACCGTCCGTTTTTCAATGGTTTCAGCTTTTGGGAACCTGATGTTAGCAAGCAATTCGGTGATGTATGCCATGATCCGACTTTGTTTGCTGTAATGTTAATTTAGTCCTAATAAAATTAAGGTAATGATTTATTACTTTTTTGTTTGATTAGTGCCGATAGTGTTCAATTAGTACTGAATGCGATTAATTTACATGTGCTGAATACTACAGAAACAGTCATTTTTGATACAAAGCAATTTTAAACGATTCAAAATCATTGTATCTATATTTACCCGTGTAAGCAAAATACTCATCATTCAACCGGTTGAAAGCTTCTTTGTGGGTGAGCTTTTCATTATTGCGGCAGGCTTTTTTCAACTCCAGATTGAAGCATTCAACGAACCCACACCGATCTATCATTTTGAAGATCCGATCAACCTTTTCTTTTTCGTAGGTCTTTGTTTCCATGCCTCAAAATTTTACAAATTCGATGGTTGCAGACATGGTGGCCTCGTTGGTGTAGATCCTTGTTTGCCATTCTCCAACAGCATTGATCAGCGCGACAACACCATCGATCTTTTCACGAGAGCGGCCTTTGTCGGCTTTGATGTTGTCGTTGCCGTCTGTCCAGGTCTGCACGTTGGAAAACATCCACCGGATAACCGGATTGTGCATCAAGTCAATTTCGTTGGAGGTAACAAGCTTCTCCAGCATCCTGGTAGGTTCGCTCATGGTCCTGATCCCTTGTGAAAATTCGTGCAGAATTTCTTCCAATCCTTCTTTTTGAAGGTTTTGAATTACACCATGATAGGCTTTTGCAGGGTCGTAAGCCAGTCCAAGACATTCATAATTTTGCAAGATGGTGCTGAGTTGTGATGTCATTTGGTCGATATCAATCACATCGCCACTGGTGACATTGATGAACCCATCACGTTGCCAGGTGCGGTAATCAACCCGGTCTTGTTTCTCCACAACCTTTGCTTCAGGAATCCAAAAAAAGAACTTCGCCACAGCGCGACCGTTCACATTTGGGAACAGAAGAGCCAGTGCATTGATGTCCACATGTGATGCAAGGTCCAATCCTGCATAGCATTGCTGACCAATCAAGTCCTCATCGGTGGTCCCATAATTGCAACCCAAAATCTTTTCATCCTTGATCCAAACTTCGGGAGCATCAACCCATAGGTTTAGATGTTTGGTTTTAAAGTTAACTTCCTGCCGGGGATCATTTAGCGCAGAAGCGAACTCCCTTGATAGCGCATCCTGCCTGACAGATACCAGGTAATTCGGATTTGCTTTGAACCAATTGGCTGGATCTTTCCAATCGTCGCCTTCGTCGATGGTGAAGATGATGGGGAAAAGATCGTCCTGCTGTTTGATTCCTTTCAGCACATCCAGGCAAAAGGACCGGTAGCCAAAGCAAGGCAATGTCTTGTCGAAACCCGCCGTAGTGATGATGAAAAAGAACGGCTGCCGACGGTTGACCGCTCCGGATCGGAGGTTGTCGAACACTTCATTATTTTTCCATACGTGGTATTCGTCGATGATGGCGCCGGAAGGGTTCGCGCCCTCGATCGAGTCAGAGTCACGACCAAGCGGTTCCATCTTTGAAGCCGTTGAAAGGATGCTGATATTCTTTGTCAGGATGGTGGAGCGCGGAGGAGCCAGCGCGGGAGATTTTTGGATGATGCGTTTGGTCATGTCAAAGCAAAGGCGGGCTTGCTTCTCGACGGTTGCAGCGCAATACACTTCTGCCTCATTCTCACCATCAAAAAAAAGCAGGTAGGTTGCCACGATGGCCGCAAAGGTAGTTTTGCCGTTTTTCTTCGCAATTTCTGTGTAAACGTAGTTGAAACGTCGGCTTCCGTTGGCTTTTTTCCATCCAAAAGCGACATAAACAATGAACGCCTGCCAATCCTGGCACTGAAAAGACACCCATTTTGTCTTGTCCGGGCAGTGGTTGACCAGCGAAAAGAACGCGAAAACCTTCTCTGCTGCCTTTTTGTCGAAGTACAAACCTCTTTCGGGTGCTGTAATCAGGTCGTTTTGATGCCTTTTGACAGCCAAACGAACGTATTCACAGACCAGTTTTTCACCAGAAAGAACGGACTTGATGTATTTTTCTGCGAGGGAGATGGACATAGGTTGAATTAATTAAAATATTTCATTGCTTCCTTGCCAATACACTCACCCAGCGGAACAGAAACCCCGTTTCCTACTTGTTTGTAAACTTCATTATCAGTTCCATAAAATCTAAACCAATCAGGAACGCCCTGAAGCCTTGCATACTCTTTAGTGGAGTAAGGTCTGACGCCAGCCGGATGTGTTCGATCTACAACCAGGCGGGTTCCTTTATCTTTTGAATAGTGTGCCACACAGGTGGGTGCAAATGAATTGCTATCTTCTGGATCGCTGACAATTGGCATGTCTCTGTACTTTCCTTTTAATCTGGAAAACACATATTCAGGGATCACCATTTCTGGATTGGATTCTATGATTTCATTTAATTTAATTCTTCTTTTGGCTATTGGTGGACTAATAGTGAACCTTCTTTTTGTCCCTATCAGAATAAGCCGTTCGCGCTTCTGAGGCAACCAGGTTAATGAGTCGATTGGACAAAAAACATTTAGATAGTAATCCGGCAGTTTGGTCATTGCCTCCATTACAATAGGAAATTTTTTCATGCCAGGAATATTCTCTAAAATGTACATTTCAGGACGTTCTATTGCAAGGTGCCGAAAGAAATGAAGATATAACTCATCTCCGCTTCTGGTTCCATGTATGTCTGCAATTGTTGAATATTTTGTACATGGATAAGTTGCAATTAGAATGTCTGTTTTATCTTGTGATAAAACCGTTTTTTCTCGGATATCACATTCCATAATTTTGTGAGAAAAATTTTGTCGAAGGGTTTTACAACAAGTCTGATCTATTTCAAGCGATTGAATTATATTTATTCCTCCCTGGATTAATCCAAGATCAAAGAGTCCTGCGCCTGAGAAATAAGATTTTGCGGATGGGTTCATTGGTTAATTATTTTTTATTCAGTATAGGTTTCTCCGTTTTTCTTGACGGATATTTTTGGATCAAGTTTTAACATCCGGCTGACAATCACCTGACAATATTTAGGATCAAGCTCCATTCCATAGCACTTTCGATTAAGCTGGTGTGATGCTACCATTGTTGTTCCCGACCCCAAAAACGAGTCGTAAACGATGTCGCCACTATTACTTGAGTTGCTTATTAGTTCCGACCATAATTCCACCGGCTTCATTGTTGGATGCTCTGCATTGCGCAATGGCTTTTTAAAATCAAGGACAGTGGTTTTGGTGCGGTCTTTTGTAAAATATCTCTTTGCGCCTGGCTTCCATCCGTACAATATCGGTTCGTGCTGATAGTGATAATCCGAATGACCAAGAACCATTTGTCCCTTATTCCAAACCATACATTGATGCAACACTTCTGCGTCAACCATTACTTGCATGAATCCAAGTTGCAACAGTCCCGCCGGGACTGTTGCATAAACTGATGCTCCATCCCGAAGAAATGTTAATGTCGTGTTAAAAACACTCCGCCATAATTCATGAGTCTGTTCAGCAGTCATCGCGTCATTTTTTATTGTTAGGCTTTGTTTTGTTTTACCAACATAAGACACACCATAAGGTGGATCTGTAATGTATAAATCAATAATACCCCCCCCCGTCAGGTTTTTAACATGCTCACAATCAGCACTATCACCACATAAAAGACGGTGATTTCCAACCTCAAACAAGTCCCCCAAGACAATATCTGTCTCCATGCCGCCAATAGGAACATCAAAATCATCTTCCTTTGCTTTGATTTTTAACCCTTCAAAGTCTGGCAACTCCAAACCCCATTCTTCAAGTTTCAGAATGTCCCAATCATTAGATAACTGATCCCACTCCCACTCTCCAAATCCAACGTTGTCTTTTATAACAAACTCCCTCCACTGCTCTGGTGTTAGGGATTCGCTTCGCTTAATCCAGCTATCCGGAAGGTCTTTATATCCCAAAGATAACAGTGCCTTAAATCGCATATTTCCACCCTGTATTACAAAGCTTTCATCTACAATGATCGGACGCAATTCCATCATCTCTGGAAAGTCCCTGAGTGACTTAACAAGCTTTTTAAATTTGTCATCCTTTATAATCCTTGGATTGCTTGGGTTTGGTTTTATTTGATCGACGTTCATTCTTAATCGTTGTTAAATTGTTCCAATAATTTTTGCAGTGGGTCTTTTTCTTTTTCGGGTTCTGCACCAAATCGCATTCTTGATATAGGAGAAAAGCCAAACTCCGAACCTATCTTTATTACCAGATCAGAATTGTCTTTAAAGTGCTTTATATATGGGTTTGAAATATATCCTTTGAGCCTTCCCTGATCGTCCTTTGCCTCTTTAAACAATCCCTTTTTCATCATTTTTGTACTGGCGATAACTTGGTCAAGAGCGTTTGAATAAATAATAAGCAGGTCTATATCTTGCGGGGATAATATTTTATTCGCAATCAACATTGATGCCCTGTCATTAAATATTTTTCTTGCGGAGGCAGTTTCAAGACCTTTCACCTTTATGGCCCTTATTTGACTTATGTCATCAAACTTTATCACCTCAAGAGATTCACTCATTCTACAAGGTTGGTCTGTGCCCTGTAGTTTTTTAATTTCGTTTGGCAATTTTGGTCTTCCTTTTGTCATTTTTTCCAGTGTTTATTGCAATCCTAAATTTCTCCAATTTTGCACGCGGCAACAATTAGCTGGGGTGCGGTCGCACGGCGTTAAGGCTGTAGAGATTTTTACCCCCCTATGTGCGTGTTGTATGTGTTTAATTATCATTGTATTATAAAATAAAACATTTTAAAAATTTCCAAACCAATCAGCCTGTGTAGTGCTGGAGTATTAACTATTAGCATAACTCACAAGCTCACAGAAAACTTTTCGTTTTGAATCAGTTTCTTTGTGCTTTTCCCACCATTCCTGATGTAATCATTAACGCATCGTGCAGCAGGGTTCATCTCCATCGTCTCTTCCTCTATCATCCTTAAATAGCGGGCTGTCGTTGTAGGTGATGAGTGCCCCATCATTGCTTTGACTTCAAACTCTGTTGCACCGTTCTTGATCGCATATACAGCAGAACTGTGTCGCAATGAATGTGGGGTGATCCACTTTGATTTAAGTTTGGCAGTGGTTAGTTGATTGGTGATGATCTGTCCTACAGACTTAGGCAACAACCTATCACACTCTCTGCCTGTGCGATGTGATGCGAACAATGGATCTGATTCGTTCACCTTCCCACGCATAGCCAGGTAATCATTGATCATTGTCACACACTCAGTGGGGATGCCTGTAGATTGGTCCTTCTCTTTGTGTCCCTTGCGCTGGATGCGTATGGCATAACCATTGCCTGTTTGTCTGATATCACCTACGCTGAAACGGCTGATCTCTACACAACGAAAGGCAGTGTTCAACATCAGGTTGATGATGGCAGTGTTGCGCTTCTCATTGAGTGTGTCTGTTTGCAGGGATGCTAACCACTGCACCATATCTGCTTCGGGAATGTAGTGCTTTCGGTACTCTCTTGATGCTCTCTTCACCTTCACTCCTTTGGCAATGTTCTGCCAGTACTGCTTTGATTCCATCCAGCGAAAGAAGATAGATAGCACGGTGACATAGCTTTCGATTGTGAGTTGTGATCTTCCGGCCTCTTCCAGCGACTTCATCCAGGTGATGATGTTTGCTTTGGATGGTGCCTTAATGTCTGCATTCTGTATCATCCACAATACCCACACATTGAGAATTCTTTTGTACGTGTCAGCACTTCCACCTGTGATGGATCGCTCTGAGATAAACTCTGCTATTAGGATGTTGATTGGTTTAGATAGGGTCATGACTCAACCTCCTCTTTTTTGTTGGATTGCTTCCAGTTGTTAGATGCCCATTTCAGGAAAACAACCCAAACCAACAGTGTAATTGAAATCCCTATAATTTTGATAACGATCATTTGAAATGCTTTTTATCTTTCGCGCTCTTTACTGAGTGACATTGTTTGCATAGTGGTTGCCAGTTGTTTTGATCCCAGGGATCGGTGCATTTGTCTTTCGGGATGATGTGATCTGTGACAATTGCCGGTGTTAACCTTCCTGACTCCTGGCACTTCACACAAAGCGGATTGTCCTGGATAAACATTCGCGCTGCACGCTTCCAGGCTGCGGTATGGTAAAAGTCGTCGCGGGGCCGGTTGGCTATTCCCACCGGAGTTGCCACCGGCACCCACGGACGTCTTAATTTTGCTGGCTTGGAAGACATTGGCGAATAGCTTTTGATGTGCAGAATTGATTGTACTTTTCGTGCTTTTCTTTAACCCTCCTAACCTGTTCAATGGCACTCATAACAGAACTATGTTCCATCCTGACAGGATCGCCAATTGCACTAAACGTTGACTTTGGGTTCAGGTCTTTTGCAACAGCACAATAAACGTGGCGTGCATCAACAACATTCCGCTTGCTGCATTTTCCTGAAAGCAGGCTCATTGGTATGTCAAAGTGATAAGATACTTTCTGAAGGATTGTACTTAGTCGTGCTTTTTCAAACTTCTCAATCTCGCATGAGTTTGCCACCTTTCGGTATTCAACAGGTCGATTCAAAGAGACAGCATGATCGATTCCCTTCTGCATTCCCTCGCTGATACCATTGTCGGTATAAACTGCGGTTAGTTCTGCACACTCACCCCAAATCAAACCAGTATTAATTCCAAAATCCCTTTCTTCCTGAACCCTTTCGTTCAATACCTGAGTATAGAGCAGATGCGACATAAATGGAGCTTCATTGCGAGCCAGCGAGTCTTTTAAACACATTAAAGCATATCTATGGTTACGCTCTTGCTGGTAAGCATTCTCGCCACGGAAAGGGCTTTCGATTATTACTCTTTTCATAAATCTGGAAGTAAATATTTGATCCAAATATGATTGAAGTGAATACGGCTATAATCTGCCTCCTTTTTGCCCCGAAAGCAAAGTCGAGAACCGACATTCGACGCATTCGAGGGAGCGTTATCCGTATTCGACCAGCCGAAGCCCGCAGTCGCACCGTCAGACGCATTACCACCCGAGAACAACCCACGGAGATCAAACCAGTTTACCCAAACTTCTTGTTTTTTGTCTTTGATGTCAATTTTCCAATCTTCGTTTAGTGCTTTGGTTATTACACAAAGTTGATAAAACGCAT